GAATATGTGTGGATATTATGACGGGGGAAAATTGTCGTTAATTTAGCTTTCTAACGTAGAACTCTTTTATTGGTCAGTTTGTTCATCCAGTAGCAAGGGATAGGATGTGGTAAAGAAAATGGAAGTTGAGTAATAGTAATTTTAGCCCACTACGAGTTTCGCTTTATTAGAAAATATGAAAATATAGACAATTTTGCTTTTTATGGAAATACAAAATTTCAATATGTCTTTATTGCCGATGAATATCCCAACTTAATTGACTATAATATATCAAACTTGGTTATTGCCAACATAGATATTGAGGTTGCATCTGAAAATGGATTTGCACCAACAGAAAATCCCTTTGAAGAAGTTACGGCAATAACCATTGAGTGTAACGATACATATTTGGTGTTTGGTTGCAACGAATATGTAAATTCTAATCCAAAAGTAAAATATATTCGATGTGAAAATGAAATAGAATTGTTGAATAAGTTTTTGGATCATTGGGAACATATTTCTCCCGATATTGTTACTGGATGGAACATACAGTTTTACGATATACCCTATATAGCAAATAGAATAACTAGAGTTTTGGGTGAGAAGTCTGCTAAAAGATTGTCTCCTTGGAAAATTATTAACTCCAGAACCGCTTTTTATAAAGGTAGAGATCAGTTGACCGTGGATATTTTGGGTATTTCCACACTAGATTACATGGACCTATATTATAGATATCAGCCAAAACAAGAGAGCTACAAATTAAATTACATCTCTTATGTCGAGTTGGGTGAAAAGAAAATTTCTTACGAAGAATATGGTGATCTGCATACACTATACAAAAATAATTTTCAAAAGTTTATTGAGTATAACGTAAAAGACGTTGAACTTGTAAAACGATTGGAAGAAAAGTTAAAGCTGATTGAAATGGTTGTAGCCTTGGCTTATGATGCTAAGGTAAATTACACAGATGTTTTTGCTCAAGTTAGGATGTGGGATACAATAATATTTAATTACTTTAAGCAAAATAAAATAGTTTTGCCTCAAACCGCAAAGAATGATAAAAGTGTTTATGCCGGAGCCTATGTTAAAGAAGTTGTTCCTGGAATGTATGATTGGGTGGTTTCATTTGACTTGAACTCTCTTTATCCAAATTTGATAGCTCAATTTAATATATCTCCGGAATGTTTGTGTGTTGATAAGTTTAGACCGGTAACGGTACAATCTCTTTTATCCAAAGCCAATGACACCAAAGACCTGTTGCAAGACAATGTTAGCTTAGCCGCCAATGGTCATTGTTTTAACAACGAAAGACTTGGTTTTCTTCCAGATATATTAATGAGAATGTATGAAGATAGAAAAACCTATAAAAATAAAATGCTTGATGCCAAAAAGGAGCTAGAGCGAGTGAAGGAAGAATTGGGTAGAAGAGGATTAACATAATGAGTCACATTAGCTGGAGTGAATATTTTATGGAGGTTGCCATTCTAACCTCAAAAAGAAGTAAAGATCCAAACACAAAAGTTGGAGTTTGTATTTCGGATCCGGAAAATAGGATTGTATCCGCCGGATACAATGGGTTTCCAAATTTATTGCCAGAGTACAACAACGATTTAACTTTCCCTTGGAATAAAGATTCAAACAGCATTTTGGATACCAAGTACCCATACGTCATACACGCCGAAGCAAACGCTATTTTAAATGCCCACAGAAGCGTCAGGAACTGCACCCTTCACTCCACTTGGTATCCCTGTGCTGAGTGTTCAAAGCTGATTATTCAAGCTGGAATCTCAAAGGTAGTCTATTTAAATAAGCACGATACCGAAAGATATAAGGACAGCATATCGGCGGCTCAAACAATGTTTCAATTTGCTGGAATACAGTGTATTTCCTATTCCAAATAATCGTCCCTAATAGTTTAGGTTGACTTTGGACAGTTTTTAATATAGAGTATATAACTATGATTGATTTAACTAAGATGAGCGACCAGGAGCTAAGGGCATACTCTAGGAAGCTAACTTTTGATGTGTCTAAGTATCATAACTTTCAACTAACTAAAAAGATTCAGCTAAACTCAGCTTATGGAGCGATGGGGAATCAATTTTTTAGATTTTATGATATAAGACTAGCCGAAGCCGTAACCTTATCAGGGCAGCTTGTTATTCAATGGATTTCAAGAGATATAAACAAGTATATCAACTCACTATTGAAGTCCAGCGATGTTGATTATGTCATAGCCATAGATACCGATTCCATATATTTGAATCTTCGAGACCTCGTTTATACTATATACAAGAACAAATTGCCCGATGATAAATCCAAAATTGTTGATTTATTGGATAAAATCTCGGAAGAAAAAATACAGGTTATAATTGATAAAAGCTGTAATGACTTAAAAAAATATTTAAATGCTCGTTCTCAAAAAATGCAAATGAAGCGAGAGTCGATTGCAGATAAAGCAATCTGGACCGCCAAGAAGCGGTATATTCTTAATGTGTATGATAATGAAGGCGTTAGATTTGATTCCCCTAAACTAAAATTGCAGGGAATCGAGGCTATTAAATCTTCTACACCTGAAATGTGCAGGCAAAAAATTAAAGATGCTATTAACGTGATACTTACCAAATCTCAAAAGGAATTGCATAAGTATATTGATGATTTTAAAACTGAGTTTATTAAATTGGATCCAGAATCGGTAGCTTTTCCTCGTGGCTGTAACGGATTAACTACTTACTCAGATCCAAAAATAATTTATAAGAAAGCCACTCCTATTCATGTTCGTGGTGCTTTGGTTTATAATCATCTTATAAAAAAGATGAGATTGGATAAAAAATATCGTTGCATCCAGGATGGAGATAAGATAAAGTTCTTGTATTTGATAGAGCCGAATCATATACAAGAAAATGTCATTACGATTAGTGATGACGGTTTACCGGCTGAATTGAATCTTCATAAGTACGTTGATTATGAGCTTCAGTTTGAAAAGACGTTTCTTGATCCGCTAAAGATTATTCTTGATGCGATTAAGTGGTCGGCAACTAAGCAAATGAGTTTTGACGATTTGTGAAGACAAAAATAACTTAGGGAATTGTAGTACAGATTCCCGATTTAACATGGAGAAAAAATGAAACGGTTGATTGTTGTAATTGCATTGGTATGCACATTTAGTGGTTGTACAGGAATGGAAGTTGGAGGAAAGCTCTGGATATCCAGAGTCGATGAGAGACAGGAATCTCAGAAAACTCATAATGTTCCTCTTAAATGCTATCTATGGGCAGATTGTACTCAACCCACTGATGCCGATCTAAAGTAAGGAGACCTATGTTTCAGAAAATTAAAGAAGACCTATTTACAATTCATGGTATTTTGACCACTCTAATACATGTATGTTTTGTGGTTGGAGCCATAACTTGTTGGATTGGAATTCAAACGCAAGTTTTGGGTAATGATCCGTTCGCCGTCATTCAGCAACAAAATACTAAAACATCTTCCTCAAAGAAAGGATAATGAAAGAGTCAAGTCAGCAGAACAACGGTGGAGACATCGTTGTTCTGTTTTTTATTTTATTTTGTCTTTTTACCAATCCTTTTCATTTGGTATCCCAAACTACACCTAATCAAAAAAATTTGGCGCCAACATCCGAAAATTTATATTTTCATGTAGCTAGATTTTATGGTGCAGAGATTAAGCCTACCAAATCCATATTAGAGGATGAAATCGAAAAAGCCGCCGATGCCTTTGGTGTTGAAAGAACCATATTTAAAGCACTTGTGAAGGTTGAATCCGGAGGAAATCCTAAAGCACTATCTCCGGTGGGAGCCAGAGGTGTGGCGCAGATTATGCCCTTTAATGCTAAAAGATGTGGGCTTTCTAGTGCAGATAAGTTATGGGATGCAATCTTAAATTTAAGATGTGGTGCTCAGATTCTTTCCGAAGAAATTGAGGAGCATGGAGATTATCATAAAGCTCTTACTGTATATAACTGTGGAAAGGTTAGATGTCCTGCTGGGCAGAAATATGCGAATAAAGTTATTGCTATTTCTAAAAGAATGTCTTAATATTTTTAACATAAATTGTTTTGTTATTTTTTTATTTATGGACTTCATCATGCAAAAATTATTACACCTCGTTATGGACTACGCCCCCGGAGATTTGGCTGGCGCTGAAGTTATTTCAGCAATAGCAGCACAATTACCGCCACACTTTCATTGTCACTTAACTTCTGTTGGCAGTTTTGATACCATATCAACAGGATTTGTCACAGCTCAATTGGCTAGATTAAGTTACAATAACGAAAATATGTTCATATATTCAAATTGTGCTCCAAGAAAAGATTTGAAACTTGCTAGAACCAATAATGAGGGTGAGGGTCTTCTATACGGCGTTCTTACAAACGGAGTAACCGTATTTGTGGTTAATTCTGGATATTCGTTATCTTTTGTTAAAGAAGACTTACGCCTACTTCGTAAAGTTAATGTATCTGATGCCGGTTCACAATTTCGTTCAAGAGATAATTTTCCTAAAGTAATAGGTGCATATGCGGCATACCTAGAAGCCGGATTTATTGCCAACGGAGAATCGTTTCTTGGTGAAGAGTTAAACCCAATGGAAGTTATACCAGATGTTCCTGAATCTGCGATAGGTTATATTGATTCATTTGGAAATCTTAAAACTACTATTAGAGATGGCGATGACATACTAAAGAATTTTTCTGCCGGAGAAAGAGTTTCAATAACTATAAATGATGTTACTATGCTGGCAACAGTTTCGACAGGCAGCTTTAATGTTCAAGAGGGAGACATATCATTTTCTCCTGGCTCAAGTGGTGGAGATAAAAAGTATTGGGAAATCTTTCAAAGAGGTGCTTCGGCCTGGAGAACATATAAGAAACCAAAGACCGGCTCACTCATTACAATAAAATAAGGTATATTATGTATAATGATGTAAGTGATAATATTAAAAGTGTGGCTAAAGATTTTGCAGACAAAATGGAAAACTCCGGTCACATAACTTTTGATAATTATTGGGTTGTGTATGAAGCGGTTATTCATGGTTATCACCAAGCCATGAAAAAGATTGTTGAAATCAATAAATCTAGTAGCATACATATTATGCCAGACCAAGATGTAATTCTTAAATCTGAATAGCGCAAAATATACTTGCATATAACTCAATTTTGTGAAACTATATTTATTATTATGATAAACTGCAAATTTGAATATAACGCCGAAACTGAAACTGCAAAATATACCATAATCAAAGATGATGTTGAGTATGATGATGAGTGTATTATTCAGCTTAACTTGCCTTTTAATATTGCACACTCTTTATCTGGATTCATAGACGAGTTAATTTTCTTGTCTAATGAAAATGGGTATAATGACTTGCTAATGAAGCTGGATGGATTTGTGAACTCTCACTATAGTAGATACCAAGAATTTTACCCAAATAAAAAGTAGGAATTAATTTATGACAAAAAATAGCCCGTTTGGTGACGTGTTGAAGGTTCTTGAGAATGAGTATGCCGCAGTAGCAGATGATGGAACTTCTGCTGATGTTGTTGGCTTTATTGACACTGGATCTTATGCTCTAAATGCTCTTTACTCAGGTAGCATTTATAAAGGTATGCCAGCCAACAAGATTAACGCTCTTGCTGGTGAAGAAGCTACGGGTAAGACCTTTTTCGCACTTGGTATTGTAAAGAACTTTCTTGACACCAACGAGAAAGCACTTAGTATTATTTTTGAGTCTGAAGGATCCATTACTAAAGAGATTTTAACAAGTCGAGGAGTTGACACTAAACGTGTTCTAATTGTGCCTGTTGAAACTATTCAGCAATTCAAGACTCAGGCAATTAGAGTGGTGGAAAATCATCTGAGTACACCGGAAAAAGACCGAAGACCTCTTATTTTAGTTTTAGATTCTCTTGGTATGTTGTCCACAACCAAAGAAATGAACGATTCAAATTCTGGCAAAGAAGTTAAAGATATGACCAGAACCGCAGAGATTAAGGCTGCATTTCGTGTAATCACTCTCAAGTTAAGTAAGGCTAAATTGCCTCTAATTGTTACAAATCATGTATATCAAACTATGGGCATGTTTCCTACCAAAGAAATGGGTGGAGGGTGTTTAGTTGCTGGCACCAAAGTTAAAATGTCTGATGGTTCATTATGTGAAATACAAGACATAAAAATTGGTGATTCTGTAATTACTTTATTAGGAGATAAGGTAGTAACCAATACGTTTCAATTTTCAGATAAAGAGTTGTATGAATTGACTTTGGAAGATGGAACAATTATCAAATGCTCCGATAATCATAGATTTCTCATGGATGATGGAAAATGGCTGACAATCAAAGAAATTTTTGACTTGGTGAATCAGGGTAAGAGTATGAAAGATATAAATATATTAACTTACGATGAAGGAGTTAATATATGTTTAACAAATCCAAATATAGCACATGGTATTATAGAATAGTAGAAAATGCTAAAAATAGAATTTGCATCTCAGACCAGTATTACGAAAAGCATCACATTATTCCAAAGTGTTTAGGTGGATCAAATGATAAAGAAAATTTGGTGCATTTAACAGCTAGAGAGCATTTTATATGTCACATTCTTTTAATAAAAATGGTTGACGAAAATGTTCGAGGCAAAATGGGATATGCTCTTTTCAGAATGAAAACTTTAAGTAAATGGCACTCTGGACGTAAAATAAATTCTGAAGACTTTTCTTATGTTAGAAAAATCATGACTAAAGCTACAAGTGGTAAAAATAATGGGTTTTATGGAAAAGGATACTTACAGTCAGGTAATAAAAATCCATTTTATGGAAAAAAACATAGTGAAGACTCCAAACAGCGCATGAGTATCTCTCAATCAGGTAAGTTTGGAGATAAAAATTCATTTTATGGAAAAAAACATAGTGAAGAAACCCGAAAAAGATTGAGTAAAATTAGATCAAAACCTATAAAAGTTATCTTCTTTGATGGGCGTGAGTTTGAGTTGTCTAATAGGTTGGAGCTTGGAAAAATATTAGGAAAAAGTTCGCATCTGGGTGCAAAACTATTAAAACCAAACTATAAGCATCTTTGGAAAAATTATAATATAAAGGATATAATATTATTATGAAAATTGTTAGTATTAAAAAAATAGAAACCGAAAAAGTTTTTGATATAGAAGTTGATGATGCTCATCATTATATTTTGGAAAACGGAATCATATCTCACAATTCAGGATTAAAATATTCAGCCAATAATATTATTGCACTGTCAAAATCTAAAAATAAAGATGCTGATGGAACTGTTACTGGAATTTTTATTCGATGTAAGAATCTAAAGTCACGATTGACTAAAGAAAATACAGAAGCCAGTGTTATGCTATCTTATGACAAAGGATTAGATAGATATTATGGTCTGATAGACTTGGCAGTTGAATATGGAATTTTCAAGAAAGTATCTACCAAGATTGAAGTTGCCGATGGTTCAACACACTTTGAAAAGCACATAATCAATAATCCCGAAAAGTATTTCACTCAAGATGTTCTGGATAAAATTGATCAAGCTGCACAAAAAGAATATAGCTATGGAACTGGAATTGAAACTGAGGATATTATAGAGGATATTTTAGATGAGTCAAATTAAAATGGAAAAAGTTTTTAATCCTTCGGGAAAAATAGAGGACATGTATAGAGTTGTTTTTGATCCAAACGATTCTAAAAAGTGGTGTGTTGAGCTATTAAAGCCTTGCGAACCATTCAATGAAATAATTTTATCATTTGGAGAATTTAGTGTAAAAACTGAAGGTGAAAATGATGAAAATGCCAAGCTATCATTTGAAACCGATATAATTTATGTACCAGAAAGACTTAAAGGTGTTGTTTTCCCGGATGAACAAGAAAATATAATGCAAAACTTGTTAGCGAACATTCTTTTTGATATACTCGAAAAGAATTTAGACAAAACAAAATCACAAAACGGAAAATTATATCTTGAGCTATCAAATGAGCAAAGCTAATGATCGACTAGAAACCATTATTCTTACAAACCTATTATTTGATAATTCTTATTGCAGAAAAGTTATACCTTTTATAAGAGATGAATATTTTTCCGAAGATTCTGAAAAGATTATTTTCCAAAAAATACTTTCGTTTATTGAAAAGTATGATTCTCTTCCTACCAAGGAAGCTCTTTTGATATCAATATCAAATGATAGAAGCATATTGGATATTACAGAAAAATCAGCCAAAGAAATTATTCAGTCTTTAAATCATTCCACAGTAGAGCAACAGTGGCTTTTGGATCAAACGGAAACTTGGTGTAAAGATAGAGCTTTATATCTTGCCTTGATGGAGAGTATTAAGATTGCTGATGATAAAAAAGGAAAGACCAGCAAAGGAAGTATACCTAAAATTTTAACAGATGCTCTTGCCGTTTCTTTTGATTCCAATGTTGGTCATAGCTATTTGGATGATACAGATTTTAGATATGATTTCTATCACAAGAAAGAAGAAAAGATCCCATTTGATTTGGATTGCATGAATAAGATTACAAATAATGGAATCCCTAAAAAGACTTTAAATGTAATTTTGGCGGGAACTGCTGTTGGAAAATCTCTGGCATTATGTCATATGGCATCCAGTTATTTTATGCAGGGTAAAAATATTCTTTATATAACTTTGGAGATGGCTGAGGCTAGAATTGCTGAAAGAATAGATGCAAATCTTCTTAATGTATCTCTTCAGGATCTACAAGTTATTTCCAAGGATATGTATGATAAAAAGATTTCTTCCATTAGAAGCAAAACCGTGGGTAGAATGATAATAAAGGAGTATCCTACAGCCACAGCCTCCACTACTCATTTCAGAAGTTTATTAAATGAGTTGCATATTAAAAAAAGTTTTACTCCAGATGTAATATTTGTGGATTATTTAAATATAGCGTCTAGCTCAAGAATTAGTTCTTCCAATAATGTTAATAGCTATACTTATGTTAAAAGTATTGCCGAAGAGTTTAGAGGATTGGCTGTAGAGTTTAATGTTCCTATATGGACTGCAACACAAACAAATAGACAAGGATATACAACTTCTGATATTGGCTTAGAAAATACATCGGAGTCTTTTGGTCTTCCAGCAACAGCAGACTTTTTGATTGCCTTATCCACAACCGAAGAGTTGGAGAAGATGGGTCAAATTTTGGTTAAGCAATTAAAGAATCGATATAATGACATCTCCAAATTGAGACGATTTGTTCTGGGAATTGATAGGTCTAAAATGCGACTTTTTGATTTGGAAAACTCAGCTCAAACCGAGCTTGTTGATACAGATTTAAAGACCACTGATGAAGATGTTCCAATGTTTGATAAGAGTAGATTTGGTGGTGGGATGAAAGCTGAGGATGATATAAAGTGGTAACTTTAATTTAAGATAAATAAAACGAACAATTACGTTTTAGAGAACTCATGTTACACTTTAAGCAATTTTTAACCGAAGCCGAAGGTAAGAATACGCATCTTGAGCATTTGGAAGATCAGGTGTTCAATGGAGGAATAACTGGAACCAGACAAGCTATAAACTTTCTAATAAGTTTGCGAGATATGCTATCTGGCTCCAGTAAATCTTCTGTAAATGTTACAGTCAAATGGGATGGTGCGCCAGCTATTATTTGCGGAGTTAACCCAGAAAATAAAAAGTTTTT